GATATGGAAGTTTTTGAGTTTATATAAATAGATGTAGAGATTTTGAACTTATATAAATATAGATAGAAATCAAAAAACGGAGGAATAAAAAATGGCCTTCTATTTAAGTCCACAAGTTAAAGTAATTGAAACAGATTTATCAAATACAATTCCGAGTGTTGCAACTTCTATCGGAGCAATTGTATTGAGAAATACCTACAAGGGTCCAGAGCGAAAAGCATATTATGTAACAAGTGAAAGCACTTTGATTGATACATATGGATGGCCAACATCAGCTGCTTCTTGTTATAGAGATATGCTTTCGGCGTGTGGATTTTTCAAATATGGTAATTCTTTATATACAACAAGAGTAATGCCAGAAGATTCAACTTTTGCTGGTATAATAGGTGTTGCATCAACCGCTTCTGCATCAGAGGCAGCAGGTCTTGGAACTTGGACTTCTTTTGCATCCGCTGGTTCATCTCCATCACAATCTGGTGTTCCATCTGCATATGGATTGGATGATTTGACAAGTTGGGACCCGGATAAATTTAATGAGGATATTGATTGGTCGGTCTATACTGCACAGGTAAACCCATTTGTAATTATTGCGGATTCTCGCGGAACACACGGTAATAATGTAAAAGTTTGTGCTGTTGATTATTACACGTGGACAAAATATCAAGCATCTGGTTCATCTTTCTTGGGATCTTGGGCCACATCCTCTGCGATTATAGATTTAGATTCGCCTATCAGTGATGCAAAATCCTTTGTTTTGATTGTTCAAGCACAAGACCAAGGATCAAAAACATATAGCACAGTAGAAATCTGGAATGTTTCCACCGAAAAACTTGCTGTTGATGATATGGGAATCAATAGATTTGCCGCAAACAAAATAAATAAATCTTCTAGATATATCAGAATTGCAGTTAATCCATCCTATGAGGAAGCGGACATACCATGTTCTACCTCTTCTTGGATACAACTTGGTAGTGGATCTAGTGGAACATTAGACGAATCGTTAACATCAGAATGTATCTCTGGATATTCTTTGTTTGCCGATCCTGAAAAAATTGATGTAAATATTGTAATTGATTCGGATAAAAATATTACTGTAAAAGAATATCTTGTTTCCATGTGTGAAACTCGTATGGATGCACTCGCTATATTGGATGTTCCATATGATAAGGTTGTTTATTCAAGAGGCAATATTGAAGAAGGGCTCAGATTGTGGAATTATGAAACATTGAATCAAAATACAAGTTATGCCGCTTTGTATGGTAACTGGTTGTATGTATACGACAAATGGAATGCTGTATATAGATGGGTTCCTGCATCTGGTTATGTTGCTGGTATCTTTGTCAATACAGATGATACTACAGAACCTTGGTATGCACCAGCTGGATTGAATAGATCCCAGTTGAGAGACGTTAAGGAATTGGCTTGGAATCCGTTGCAAGCACAGCGAGATTTGCTTTACAAATATCGTATTAATCCAATTGTTGGATTCTCTGGTCAAGGCCAAGTAGTTTGGGGCCAGAAAACATTGTTGGACAAAGAGTCTGCATTCAATAGAATAAATGTTCGTAGATTGTTCATGATTCTTGAAAAAGCAATTGCAACTGCTGCAAAATATTATTTGTTTGAACCAAACGATTCAACAACAAGAATGTTGTTAGTTAATATGATTGATCCATTCTTGAGAGATGTAAAATCTCGCAGAGGAATTTATAGGTTCCAAGTAGTTTGTGACGAAACAAACAATACACCAGAAAGGATTGATAGAAACGAGCTGTATTGTGATATTTACATCCAGCCAACCAGAACTGTTGAATTCTTGATTCTTTCGTTCATTGCAACAAAGACTGGTGTTTCGTTCAACGAATTGGCAGGAACAAGTTTGGCTATATAGTTAAAAATACTGGGTGAATTGTTTCGCCCAGTATAAATAAAAATAAGGAGATATTATAAAATGGCTTCTATTGATATTGATTCTTATCGTGCTAATTTTAACGGCGGGGCAAAAGCGTTCATGTTTTACTATAAACCAATTTTTCCAGGGGAAGTAACCGCCGTTGATACTGAAAAAAGCACATATCTTGTAAGATCGACCACTTTGCCAGAAACCACCATAGAAGAAATTACAACAAACTGGCAAGGATTTGATTACAGGTTTGCTGGTAAATACACATATAGTGATTGGACAGTAACATTCAACTGTGATTCCAAATCGGATGTTCATGTGGCATTTGGTGATTGGATGAGAATGATTCACGACCCGACATCAAATATTTACACAGAACCAAACACTTATATGGTTGAGCAAGAACTTCATCTTTTGGGTGTGGATGGGTTGCCTATTCAAAAATACAAATTATATGGTGCATGGCCAAAATCTATTGGACCAATTACTCTTGATTATGCAACAAATGATGTATGTACGTTTGATATAACTTTTTCTTATGTCTACCATTTGAGCGACAAGGTTGGTTATGCAACCGGTGGAACGTTCGCTGGATAAAATGTAAAATACTTCAAAAATTGAATAAAACTACTCATAAAACGGAGGCTGATACACAAAAAACCTCCGTTTTTTGCATAAATACGATGGAGAGAAAATATGGGCGATAACACAATAGACGCATATTTGGATGCTTTTAAGGGTGGTGGAGCAAGACAATACCTTTTTTTGGTATATTTTGCATTTCCATCAAAGGTATTGGAATCTGGTCTTAAAAATATTTTATCAGTAACCGATCTAACTGCTGAATATGTAAGAACAGGAACAGTTGATGTTTTATCGAGAGCAAAATTACTTGGACAATTGCCATATTATGTAAGAACAACTTCTCTTCCAGAATCATCTTATGAAGATATTTCTGTTCCATATCCTGGATATAATTTTAAGATGGCGGGAACAAGAGTTTTTAATGATTGGACTGTATCTCTGAATATAGATCAAAACAATGACATTTTATCTGCGTTTCACGCTTGGCTTAATATGATATATAATCCACAAGATCATACTTATTCCGCCCCGATTGAATATATGGTAACACAAACATTGCATTTACTTGGACCAGAGATGAATCCAACATCCAAATATAAGTTATATCGCGCATGGCCAAAATCCATAGGAAATGTCCAATTGGATTATAGTTCCACTGAGTTAGCAACTGTGGATATAACATTTTCATATCAGTATTATATGAAGGAGTAAAATATGGCCACAAATGAAGTTGATGCTTATTTAGGAAATTTGGACGATTTTGCGAGAGCTTATCTTTTCAAGATATATCTGACATTTCCTACGGATTTGAAATTCCAAGATATTGAAACAACAGCTCTTTATGCAAAATCAACCACTTTGCCAGATATTTCCGTTGAAGAAGTAAGTTCTTATTTCATGGGTCAACAGTTCAGGATGTCTTCGGTTAGAAGATATTCCGATTGGATGGTAACATTGTATATAGATAAAGCAACGAATATGTACAAAGCATTATATTCATGGAATAGATTATGTCACTCATCGGAAAGCCGGTATGGAATGCCAAAAGAGTATATGGTTGGATATAAAACAAATCCAGGTAGACAAGTTGTTCAACTATATGGATCTGAAAAATTAGATAAATTTGACTACGGGGAAGGTAATAAACCTGTAATGACATATTATTTGAATTATGCATGGCCAAGAACAATTGCAAATGTAGCATTAGATTATGAATCCAATCAATTCTTAACCATGGATGTTACATTTTCGTTTCAATATTATGAAGTAGAATAAAAAATGTTCTAAAAGGAGGAACAGATCATGTCATCAAATTTTAAAAAGTATGTGAATAGTTACAAATTTGAAACAGTTTTACCAGGAACAGGAGAAAAGGTGGAATATAGACCAGTTACAACTGGTCAACTCAAAAAAATTCTGATTCATGAAACATCCCAAGATCCTGATATTATGGAAAAATCATTGGATGAAATTATGAACGAGTGTGTACTTTCTCCAGAAAACTTTGATGCTGAAAAACTATACTTGCAAGACAGATTTTATCTATTGTTGGAAATTAGAAAAGCGACCAAAGGTAGCAAATATAGTTTTCAAACTCAATGCGTTTCGTTCGGTTCACAAACACAGCAA